ACTACTATATAAATTACAAGAAAGACTTTGCAAAGTGGACTCAAAGACCAGTACCAGAGTTTATGAAATTTGAAACACACGCTGGATTTGCATCATAATGCCAACATATACTTTAGAAGATAAGGAAACAGGTGAACAACACGATGTATTAATGTCGTGGGATGATTTGGTAGAATACAAAAAAGGTAATCCACATCTAAAACAAGTCATTACTGGTACGCCAGGAATTGTTTCTGGTATTGGTAATAGAAGTGGATTAGGTAACAGTGGTGGATTTAATGAAATGTTATCTAAGGTTGCAGATGCACATCCAAGGTCAGAACTTGCAAAGGCAACTAAAAGAAGAACTTCATCGGAAGTCAAGACAGATGCAATTATTGATAAGCATGTAAAGATTCAACAACAAATGAAAAAACAAGGGAATCCTTTAAATAAAAAATAATATGGATATACAAAAGTATGTAAAAGACGAAGGGTTCAGTCCCTTTGCAAGTGATGAGACTGTAATAGAAACTATGAAAGCTCAGGCAGAAGATAGAGAATTGATTAAAGGAGAAGGTATCTTTTCTGAAAGTCAAACTCAAAAGAAACCATCTGGTTTTAATCAATTAATATCATGTAACTGGATTGACCCAGATTTTTTCTGGGGATGGAGAGTTAAAATGTTAGGTGAGAAACCATCTGGATTCATGACTCTTTTAACTGTAAAAGACTTTCATTCAGTAGAACTTTGGCCCAGAGTAAAAATGGGTGGCCCAGCAAGAGGTGCCATATGTGATACAACAGCAGGTTTAAATTGTTTATTTGCAATGAGAAGATTTTGTCCAATGATTGAAATCACTTCAACATATGATGGAACAATCCTTGTAGGACAAACAATAGAAACAGAAAATACTTCTTTTGAAAACAATGAAGGTATCATTACTCAGACAGGAGTCCAAAGAGTAGTTGAAACAGGAGAACAGGTCGGTACATATACTGCAATATGTAAAGATTTAAAACATGAAGTTTAATTATACACCACTAACAATTGGATTAGAACTCAAAAAAAGTTCTATACATGGATTAGGATTGTTTGCAACAGAAGATTTTAAAGCAGGAATCTTTTTGGGTGAAACACATATATGGGAACAAAAAAGAAGAGAATTTATTAGAACACCACTAGGTGGATTTATAAATCATTCAGAAGACCCCAATTGTTATATTAACACAAATATCCATTATCATAATGGAGACCAAAGAGAATTGTATACAATAAAACCAGTATATGAGGGTCAAGAATTAACAGTATATTATACACTGTTACAGGAGTAATTATGGAAGACCAAGTAAGACCAATGTTTACAACACCATTCTTTTATGGAATGATAGACTACGAATATGAAATACCAACAGATGGATTTAAAGCAGGTCATAACAGAATATATGATAATGTTATTGAACTTAATTTACCAGACTTGGAAGAAAAGATTCTAGAAAAATGTAAGTATTTAATAGAAGAATGTGGACTTGTAGACCAACCGATTAAGATGAATCAATTATGGTTAAACAAATATGATGAAAGTAGACCTCATTTACCATTCCATTATCATCAAAATTGTATTTGGACAGGGACTTGGTATCCAGAAGATACAAATCATAGTGTTGTTTTTCAAAATCCTAATGCTGGTTATCAAAATAGTTATTATCCAGAGGTTAAAGAACCAACAGATTTTAATCAAGACACCACAATTATTTCAAATCCTATAAAGGGTTCAATAGTAATACATCCATCATGGATAGGACATGCAGTATATTGGAATGGTGAAAAACCATCACATTCAGTATCATTTGATATAAAATACACAGGCCCTATCGGTGATAAAAAATATGGGAGTTTTAATGATGGTCAATAATAGTGCAATTTTAACAAGAAACGAATACAGAGAGTTCAACGATAGAGTTGCTATACTACAAGGTAAAGGTTATGAACTGCCATTTGAAGTAGAATTCTTAAAGAAAGATGATACATTTAAAGTTACCATTCATGGTAAACATAATATTGATGAACTTGATGCTATGACAGAGGATGTAAAACCACAAAGGATATTTCCATGAAGACATTTGAATTACTAGATTATGGATTTGAATCTTTACCTACAGAGAATGTAGATGGTAAAAGATATTACATAACACCAACAGGTGAGAAATATCCATCGGTAACATCGGTCACTGGGTTAATGAGTAGAAAAGGTATCCAAGAGTGGAGAAAGAGAGTTGGTGCTGAGAAAGCAAATAAGATATCAACTCAGGCTGCAAGACATGGAACATCTGCACACCAATTGTTTGAGGACTATATCAAGAACGATAACTTTGAAGAAAAATTTAAGTCTGCAATGCCTACAACACAACAAGCATTCATTTCGTTAGAAAAAGAATTAAATCAAATAGGAACTGTTCATGCACTTGAAGCTCCATTGTATTCTCATGAACTACAACTTGCTGGTAGAGTAGATTGTATTGCAGAGTATTTTGATAATAACATTTCAATCATAGATTTTAAGACCAGTGCAAAACCTAAAGAACGAAAATGGATACAAAACTATTTTGTACAAGAAACTGCATATGCAAAAATGTTTGAAGAACTTACAGGTAAGAAAGTACATTCAATCATCACAATGATTGCAGTGAGTAATGGAGAGAGTCAATTGTTTGTAGAAAAACCAAGTGACGAATATTACACTAAGTTACTGGAACTCAGAGATAGTTATAGAGTGGAGTATGGTTACTAGTTTTTAGTAACTTGCCATCCACATTATTAAAAATGGAATTGCTATTGGCGTCAATAAACCAAGTGAGAATGCAAAGTAGTCTCGTAGTTTATCACAGATTTCACATCGATGTTCAATAATATAATTAACAGCACGACTCATGAGAGTTGTTCTCCTTATAAATAGTTATAGGGTTAAAATAATGATATTCTATCTAGTTATGGATATTTATCACTTATATTTATAATAGTTATAAGTTACCTTTTCAATAAATTTAAAAATAAACATGGCATATTCAAAAAAAGTTGTAGATAGATTCGAATCGGTTCTAAGGAATCCAGAAGCACACGCAGTTGGAAGGTTCGACCCTAATGACCCTAATGTTGCAACTGGTATGGTGGGAGCTCCTGCTTGTGGTGATGTCATGAAACTTGATATAAAAATGAAAGGAGATATCATCGAAGATGTCAAATTCAAAACTTATGGATGTGGAAGTGCTATTGCATCATCGACTCTTTTTGTTGAAATGCTTAAAGGTAAAACAATTGAACAAGCAAAACTCATTAAAGATAAAGAGATTGCAGAAGCACTTGAACTTCCACCTATCAAACTACATTGCTCTGTCCTTGCAGAATCAAGTATCCAAAAAGCAATCGAAGACTGGGAAGAAAAACTGAAACACAGACAACACAACCAATGGGAAGACCCAAATGGTTATGGATATTAAAGACTTGACAAAATAGAGTTTGGTAGTATAATTATATTATGGATAAATTAAAAAGACTAATCTTTTGGGTTATCAATTGTTGGAGAATTATCATGGATAATCGATACAACCCACTAAGACATATTAAAGACCCCTCAATCCAAGGATATTTCACGATGGCATTATTTGTAATGTGGTCTTGTTATTTTGGTGTAGTTGCACTGCATTACATGAATTGGATAGGATACAGTATCATCTGGTCAATCATAATTCACATGGCAGTCCTTATTCCAGTTATGGTAACTAATGCTGTGTTTGAACAAGCAGAAAAGAATGGTGCAAATTGGGTATCATCTTGGAACAAAGGTAATAAATGATACTAACTAAGAAAAGATTTGCAGAAGCAATAGAAACAGTAGTATCAACAAAAGGACTAAACTACATCGATGCAATAATATTTTATTGTGAGAAAGAACATCTAGACCCAGAGTCAGTAAAGAATTTGATAACACCACCTCTAAAAGAAAAAATAGAAGTTGATGCAATATCTTATAATATGTTAAAACCAAACGCAAAGAAAGGAAAAGGTAAGTTACCAATATGAAAAAATTTAATAGAACACCACAACGACAAAAGGAATGGGATAGGAAACCTAAGAAACATGATGGGCCTCCACCATTCGATGTCCTAATGAGAAGGTTCAAAAAGAAATGTGAACGAAGTGGTGTTGTTGCAGAAGTTCGTGAAAGACAGTATTACGAAAAACCATGTCAAAAAAGACAAAAGAAGATTAATGGTTGGAAACGAAAAATTAAGATTGATAAGATTCGTGAAGAACAAGCATTGGAAGCTTATAAAAGAACGAATAGGTATTAAGAGTGAGTTGGCATGGATATGAACATGTTAATGCAAGGTTCGGATATGAAGCATACCAACTATATCTTGGAATAAAATTACACTACAATTCGGATTATGATTTTAACAAATACAATGGTAAAGTTAGTGCATCGTTTGAGAGTTTTCTCAAAAGGTCTGATAAGTTTCAATTCTCTAAGTTACGAAAACAACATGGAGAACAACTTAAAGACTATTATGTTGCAAACTTTATGTACAAAGACTATTGGGTAGGAGATTTATTAGGTGAAGAAGCAAAAGAAAACTATACAGAATGGAAAAAATATAACCAGTCTTTACTCTACTGTTTTGAAAAAGATATCAGATATCTCTATTCACTTGAAACAAAACTGGACAATCTATTTGATATTGGTGATTCTAGTCACCCTATCATTGTTTCAAATGTTTTATCCAAGTCCATATCACTTGGAACAGCAGTATTACTTGACTCCCTTATTGGATGGAGTTCCCGCGTAAAGATTACAGAACAATATGTCTGGCCTGAACTACAAAGAAGAATACAAAAGACTCAAGGGTTTATTGGATACAACAATCAAAAGTTAAAACAAAAAGTATTAGAAATATATGACAGTTGATACATTAATAGCAGAAGAATTAAGACCTAATATGTACTCATATTTAAACCTAGAAGAGGGTCATACAGCATATATTATAGGTAATGGAACATCTAGACAGGGATTGGATTTAAACATCCTTAGCGGTGATGTATGGGGTTGTAATGCACTATATCGTGACTATACACCAGACTATCTTACTATTATAGATGTCAGTATCATGGGTGAGTGTTGTGAATCACAATATCCAAAATACAACAAATGTTACTTCTCTGGAGAATGGGATGACCCATTAGGATTTGAAGAATACAATGTGATTAAAGGAACAATGGGTGTACCAGTAAGAGAGTGGATAGACCCAAGTCATTCTAAAGTGACTATGCATGGAAAGGGAAATGGGAATGTAGGTATCCTAGAAATGCAAGCCATAGGAATAGAGGATGACTATAAGATTTCAAAAGTAGGTGGGCCATATGATGACTACCATCTATTTGAAAATTGGTTTTGTGGTACTACTG